GGGAGACCTACAAGTTGGCGTGCGAATGGCTGCGGGGGCGGCCTCCCGCTGCCCCAGAAGCCCCGCGCGTGCTGGCTGAGGCTCCGAAGGCGGCTGCGATGGCGGACCCGGCGCCAGCCAGCCCGACAACTCGGGCGGCTATACCGGAGTCTTAGGCCGCTGCTTGCCGCGTAGCCGCTTCGTAGACTTCCTGATTGACTCCTCGGGATGCTCACGGTTCCGCCTGTGGCATATAAGCCACGGGGACGGCCCGCAAGGTCCTCTGGTGCGCGCCAGCGTTCACTGAGCGTTCACCGCCGGGGCAGGCTTCCCAGCCTGCCCCGGCAACGCCCCACACTTCCTGCACCACCGCGAGTCGGCGCAAGCGATTTGTTCGCCGCCGACGCTCGGGCTGGACAAGCCGCTGATTCTGCGGCTTAGTGGCGGGTGATGGCCATTGACACCGCCGCCGTAGAAGCCCTGGCGCGCTGGCGCGAGCACCCCAGCCAGTTCGTGCGCGAGGTGTTCGGCGCCACGCCAGACACGTGGCAGGACGACGTGCTGGAGGCATTCCCGCGGCACCAGCGCATCGCAATGCGGGCATCGAAGGGGCCCGGCAAGACCACGGTGCTGGCGTGGCTCGGCTGGAACTTCCTGCTGACGCGCCCCTACCCGAAGATCGCTGCTACCTCGGTCTCGGCGGACAACCTTGCGGACAACCTGTGGACGGAAATGTCATTGTGGCAGGGAAAGTCGCCACTCCTGCTGCGCGCGTTCGAGTGGAAAAAGACGCGAATCGAGGCCCGCGACCATCCTGAGACGTGGTGGATGGCCGCCCGTAGCTGGTCGAAGACGGCGGACCGAACGCAGCAAAGCGCCACCTTGGCCGGGTTGCACGCCGATTACATCCTGTTCCTGCTCGACGAGAGCGGGGACATACCCGATGCGGTGATGGCCTCTGCGGAGGCGGCACTCGCCAGCGGCATCGAGGCGCACATCGTCCAGGCCGGCAACCCGACCCGGCTTGATGGGCCGCTGTGGCGGGCTTGCACCACCGACCGGGCGGACTGGTACGTGTCTGAGGTCAACGGCGACCCAGACGACCCGAAGCGTTCGCCGCGCGTGTCCATTGACTGGGCGCGGCAGCAGATCCGCACGTGGGGCAAGGACAACCCGTGGGTGCTGGTCAACGTATTCGGCCGCTTCCCGCCGGCATCGCTGAACGCGCTCATCGGCATTGACGAGCTGCGGGACGCCACAACGCGCATCTACCGCGAAGGCGACTACGCCCATGCCGCCCGCGTCCTCGGTGTGGACGTGGCGCGCGAGGGCGACGATTCGTCGGTCATCTTCCCGCGCCAAGGGCTTGTCGCGTTCGACCCGACGCAGCACCGCAACATCGACGGCACCCAGGGCGCCGGACTGGTCGCACGCAAGTGGGTTGACTGGGACGTTGACGGCGTTTTCGTGGACAATACAGGCGGTTACGGCGCGTCGTGGATAGACAATCTCATCCGCCTCGGCCACACGCCCATCGGCGTCGGCTTCGCCGAGGCAGCCGCGGACCAGCGCTACGAGAACAAGCGCGCCGAGATGGCCTTCGAGTGTGTGCAGTGGGTCAAGCGCGGCGGCCGTATCCCCGATGTGCCGGAGCTGCTGGCGGCCATGTCGCAGACGACCTACAGCTTCAAGGGTGACAAGTTCCTCATTGAGCCGAAGAAGCTGCTGAAGCAGCGGCTGGGCTACTCGCCGGACCACTTCGACGCGCTAATGCTGACGTTCGCTCAGCCCGTCGCGCGCCGGCCGGACGCCGCCCTGGCCTCGTTCGGGGTCAAGCGCGGCACGCTTGAAAGCGAATACGATCCGTTCGCGGCGGCGAGGGCCGTCGCCGGCGGTCTCAAGGTCGGCGGCCAAGGGCAGCAAGGATGGTTTCCAGGACGCCCGTCGCCATTCCTTGGGCGCTGACACCGCGCAACAATCCGCTTGCGACTCGCCCAGCATTGCCGTATGCGGCGAATTGGAGCGGCGGTCGGCGCTGGTTGTGCAACACAGCGCGGCTGATCGGGGAACGCGCTGGCCGCTGCCTCCACAGAAACACGAGGAGCCGCCTGTGGCCGCGTACCCGGACGTTCTCGACTATCTGGCCAGCATCGGCCTTGATGAGACTGCGCACCGCTTCGGGCGGCTGCTCATCGCCGTGCATTGCGGGCACGGCACGCCGCCGCGGACGATTCGCGGCTTGGCTGGCTTCCTTGGCGTGCCGGCGTCAAGCGTCGTGCGCGGCGTGGACCGGCTCGTTGCCGACGCGTTCGCTCAGCGCACGCCCGACCCCCATGATGGCCGCAGCGTCTTCATCAACCTCACCCAGAAGGGCGCTGAGCTCGCTCAGCGTATGGTGGCCTGACGTGCGCCAGCCGCTGTTGCTCGTCGCGGGTATCGCCGCGCTCATCTTCGCCCTGGCGCTTGCCGTCGCCCACGCCGCCGGTACACCGCTGGAGGCTGGCAAGAGCTACCACGGCACCGTCGTGGCATGCGCTGCCCAAGCGGACGCTGGGCATCTCCGCGACCTCGCGGCGGCCGGCGACAGGGCCGAGATCAACGCCTACATGCAGGCCCAGAACAACACCTGCGGCGTCGCCGAGGACACGATGTTCACCCCCGTCGAAGCGGTTGGCAGCACGAAACGCGACCCCGAGCACCGCGAATGGCGTGTCATCCGCATCAGGGTCGAGGGCGCGCCGGCTGACCTGTTCCTGGTGACCACGTCCGAGTTCATCGCCGCTCCGCCCGGCGGCCAGACCTAACCCAGCAAGGAGAACGAGAATGGCCTACGAAGGACAAGCCGGCGCCGCGAAGAGCGACTCGCAGGAACCGCGCCTACAGTTCGTTGCTCGTGAAATCGCGTCGGATGCTCACCGCTTGGCCGCGAGATTGGATGCTCTGCTCGACCGCCTGCGCCAGACGCCGCCGCGCGCCGTCGAAGACAGGAAGATTGGTCCAGCGCCGGACACGCTCGAGTCGGCATTCCAGCATACCAATACCGGCCTTACGCGTGCCCGCGAGGCGATGGACGAAATCGAGTCGCTGATCTGATGCCGATCTGGCTCCAATTCGTGCTCGTCGGCGCTGTCGGCGCCGTCGCGCTCGGCTGTCTCTTCGGCGGTCTGTCGTTCATCGGCTCCGACGCCATTGACGACGACTGGGAGGGATGGCCGTGACGGTCGCCGAGTTCCCCTGCCCGAACGCCGAGGCTGCGGTGGCATGGTCGAGCGGGGGCACCACGGACAGGTTCCCGGACCGCTTCGACCGCCTCTCGGCCATCGCGGAGCTGCTGCTTGCGGTGCGGGCGCTGGAGGAGCGGATGGCAAGACTAGAGCGCATTGTGCAGCCATGAGCGCCGAGCCTGTTGGCTCCACGTCGAAGCGCATCGCCCGGGTCGTCGCTGACGGCACGCCAGGCCGAGCGCATCTGCTCGATGCCGTCGTGGCCATCGCCGAACTTCTGGCCTACGCGCGGGGTCTGGAGCGGCGCATCGCCGAGCTTGAGGCGTGCCAGCAGGCGCAGCATCCGCGCTTCGACGACCGGCTCAACGCGCTGGAAGCGGCCAGTGCGCGGTCCGCGTGTGAGCAGACGAAGAACGCCATCGCGGAACTTCGCCGCGTGGCGTCCGCTGGCCACCCGCTCATTGACATCACGAGGCTGCGATGAACTCCGACGAAGCGCAGCAGGTTATCTCCCTGCTGACGAGCATCGACAGGCGGCTGTTGGCCATCGAGCTGGTGCTCGCGCACCCGCCGATGGTGGTAAACTACGGCGTCATTGAGCCAGTTCCAGTCGTCCGCGCGCCGATGCGAACGGCCATCGTGCCGCCCGGCGCCAAGCGTCTGGCCACCATCATGCCTGCCGCTGCTGGCGCCATGCGGCCCCAGCGCATCGAGCCGCGCTCTGGCATCCCATTGCCGCCCGAGGTCCCCTGCGATGTAGAGCCTGAGCCGCAGGGCGACGACTGACGGCGATGGACGACATTTGGTTCTGGGTGATGGTTGCTAGCGGCGTCGGCTTCTGCCGGTTCCTTTGCGCCTATCTCTGGCCGTGAACACCCACAGCCATTGCGGCGTCGTCAGCTTTGCGGGGGCCTTGGTGCCCTTCCACCACGAATGCGGCGAAGGCGCATGATGGTCCCGGACTGGACCCACGTTGATGAGAAGGGGGGCGCCATCAGCGCCCGCATCTACAGCGCTGGCACCGGGCCACTCGTCATTTCG